TTCTTTAGTAATTTTATGTCTCATTAAACACGCTGAGTTGTTTGCTCTACCTCTTTGAGGGTTCAATTCCCACCAGTTACCGACTTTACAAGATATCATCTGTTCGTCGTCAGCAGAAAATAAACTAATAAGTGCTGCTCTTCTAATACCACCAGCTAGAACAGCGTCTGCAATATAACATATAATGTCATGAACTTCTAATGTTGTTAGTTGTTCCCCATTTTCTTTTTCATCTAATATTCCTTTTATCTTTACCAAACATTCTTTTAACGGTTGTGGTCCTGGAGCTTTTCCCCCTGAAGTCACAAGTCTTGCCCCCTTAGCTCTAATATCAGAAAAATCAAATTCTATACTTGACCCACCACCATTCATATAAGATTTCATTAAAACTTTTATAGAATCTGCCCAACCTTCGATTGAGTCTCCAATTAAAAATCTCTTTTTCCTTTTTTGGTATGGTGTTTGAATTACTGGTAACTTTTCTACGTGGTGTTTCTGAACAGAGTATCCGACACCCGTACCACCTAGTAATAAGAACATTGTTTCACTAAAGGAATCAACAGCTTCGATTGGTAGGTATGCACAGTTATAAATTCTGTTTGGTGATATTTCAATTGGTTTTCCTCCAAACTGCATAGACCTCATAGATGGTAACACCTTTTTATCGTATACAAATTCATATTTTTCGTTTATCTCATCCTTTAATTCTGGGTATTTTTTAATATGCATGTTTTTATTACGTGTAACCAATTCTTCCCAAGTCTCTCTTCGATTAACTTCAGGTAAGTATTTTGCATACTTCATGTAGACAGTAATATCCGAAAGGATTCTATTTGATACTTCCATATTTTTTATTTTATTAATTATTTTTATTTAGTACTTGTTCTCTTCTTTGTAAGGCTTGTGTAACCCTATCTCTATTCCTGTTGGTTTTTTCTTGTTCGAACCCTAAGAATGTTTGTGTAGATTCGGTATCTATTTCTAGTGTTCCGTTGTCAAACTTACAGTTTTCGAATATCACACCATCTCTACCTAACCTAGATTTTACTATGGCTATTGTAGCTAACCCTAACTCTTTTTGTTGTAGTGTCTTAGCTACCGATATAATTACGTGACCAACTTGAGCTTTTTTAATTGACCCACCCATCATATCTGTAGTTACAACTTCAGAACTTATAGACGTCCTATTACCTTGTGTTGCTGTCCACCCAGCTAAGTCAAGTTCGTGACACATACCTTCAAACTTTCTCATAACAGAACCCTCACCTTTCCATTCATCATTAAAAGCTCTGTCTGGTAAGATACAGTCAATATAATCGATTAAAATCATATCTAATTTAACACCATCCGCTTCAATTTTTCTTACTTGGTTTTTAATCTGTAACATGGTCATTTCGTCTGATGGTAATTTTTTAAGTATTAATTTGCCTCCAGTTTTTTTCATTTCATCTGCTTTATCTAAAACAGTTTCTTTATGGTTACTTAACTCATCATTAACTATCCCCGTCCAACACGTAAAATGTTTTCTTTGTATTATTTTTGGGTTGTCTTCAAAAAATATTTGTAGTACGTTATATCCCATATTAAAAGCTGTGTTAGCAAATCTTGTTAACATTGTTGTTTTCCCAACACCGGTTGGGGCAAGTACGACACCAATCTCTCCTTTTGCTAAACCACCGTTTAATATGTTATCTAAACCATCAATACCTGTAGGTAGTGGGTGTCTATAGTCTTCCTCCAACAATTTTTCCATTTGTGTGAACACCTCAAAATCCTCATTATTAACTTCACCAGCCTGAATTGCTTCCCGAATATACTCCTCACACATATCATAACTTTCAAAGTCACCTTTTTCCATTATTGACTCTACCTTACGTATGGCTTTTTTAAGTTCTTGTTGTTTACAAAACTTTATAGCTTTTTCTTTAATGAATAGGTGGTCCTCAAATGACGCGTCCTTAACTTCTTTTAACATATCAAAAACATACTTTTTTGCCATTTCTGAACTAATTTCAATACGTGTCAATTGGTCTAAAGCGTCAAATGTCGGTGCGATTTGGTAATTTTGGTAATATTCTTTAACCAACTGCATTATTAACTTGAAGTATTGGTTATCAAAGTATTTTGGTATTACTACGTCTATGATGGACGTAAAAAAGCTTTTGTCTGTTATTATTAGATTTATAAGTTTTAGCTGAAAGCTATGTCCTAGATACCCAAAATTTTTATTATCATTCATTGTTTAATTTCCTTTAAAATAAATACTGAGTTACCAAACATTAAGTGAGTAATCTTGGTAGTTACATGTAACTTTTTCCGAAGATAGTACTTGTGTTAATTCTTTAAGAATTTTATTTAGTTGTGGCCTGATGTCAACACTAAATCTAACCTTAGGTGGGTATATATCAGCTCGAATAATTCTAACGTAAACTTCTTTTGTCCCAACCTTTATCGTCATTGAAAAGTGTTCTGCCTTTTCCTCTACCCCTTTATTTTTTGTGTTGTCCACATAGTTTGAGTCCAACAAATTACTGGTTCTATATTTTAAGTCTGCTATTAAGTCATAAGTTATCCACGATATTGTTTCGTGTAACTCTAATGAGTTAGCCGCTTTACTGTTGAAGTTTCTTACTGTGAAGTATCTTTGACATACAATGTTGTCGTTTAGTTTCAGTAGGAACTCGCATTTTTGTATGTTGTCTCTATTTTTTTCCATATTAATTTATTTTTTGTTTTTTTTATAAAAATCTTTTTCTATTCTAGTTAGTCTTAAAAATGGCCTTACAAAGTCTACCCAAGAATCATCCTTCTTAGGTAAAATATTAAGTAAACCATCTGACATCATCAAGTCTAAAGCATTTTTCCAGTGTCTACCTTCTGGGTCTATAACTTCTTTTGATAATTCGTTTATTCCGTTTACGGCTTCTTTGGTTAAAAATTGCTCCCCGATGCCTATAATATTATAGTTAATATCTAGTATGTGTTGTGTTTCTTGTTCTTTATCTGTGTTTTTTGGTTGTTTTTGTGATATACCTTCTATTATATTCTTCTCTTTTTGGGTTGGTTTGTCCTTCGAATTAATAGTGTCTATAACTTCCTTTAATGTTACTTTTTCTTCTAGTATTTCTGGTTTTATTTTTATTAACGATTTTATACCAACCATTTTTATACCATATATATTATCAGAAGAGTCACCACAAATAGTTTTAACTAACCGTACATTTTTATGTGGTATGTTAATTCCGTTTAGTGGTACCTTATTACCCGATTTAAACAACTGATTTAAGGATATTACATGTAATGATACTTTAGGGTTTATTAACTGTAATAAGTCCCTATCTGAGGTTAAAATAATAATTACCTCATCTTTAGATTTTTCACAATAGTAACCTATACAGTCGTCAGCTTCACACAAATCAAATGTTGCGTGTCTAATATAAAATTCCTCTAGATATTCCTGTGTACGTAATTTTTGTTTACTGTAAGAATTTAAGTCTTCTTCTGATTTATTTTTTAATCTTCTATTTAACTTATACTCCGGGTATAACTTAATACGTGGGTGGTAATTTTCTTTGCCGTCCCAAAACACAACAACCTTTGTTATGAGATAACTATCAATATGTTTCCTTAATGAATTTAAAAAATGATACAAACCACCTATGTGGTCTGTACCATTATACATATTTTTTATTCCATGAAAACCTGTACTTAATAAGGAATTTCCGTCAACTAATAATGTTCTTGTCAATGTACATTTTTATATGGTTAAACAATTTTTTTTACTTTACGTCTACTTTTACACCATCAGTCATAATCGGTGGAGAGACTAGTACTTCCACTAACTCAATTTCAAAACTTAACTCTTCACCAGCAAGTGGGTGGTTCATGTCTAAATTTACACTTTCTTCACCTATTTTAATTATTTTTGCCTGCATTGGTTGTCCGTCAGGTCCTTGTCCTTGTACAAGAGCGTCTAATTCAAATACCATGTTAGGTGGGAAATCTGTTTTTTTAACATCCATCTTTGCTTCTGGGAGATACTTACCGTAAGCTTCTTCTTCATTTAAAGTTACTTTGGCTGTTTCACCAATACCTAACCCAACTACAGCGTCATTAAACCCTTTTAATAATCTACCGTCACCAATTTTAAAATCTAAACCTTTCCCTTCATTTCTAACTCTAGAGTTATCAAATTCTGTACCATCAGATAGACGGCCAATATACTGTACTTTTACGTTATCACCTACTTTTACTTTATCCATTTTTTTATTTTTATTTTAATTTTTATTAATTTTCTACTATTACGACGGTAACACTCTAATTTGTTTTAATGTAACCTCTAAACTTAAATTTTTTCCAGCTAAAACGTTGTTACAATCAATAGTTGCGGTATCACCAGTTACACCTATTACTTTAGATGGTGGGGTTACGTTTGGTAACCATGACCCTACTGGGTAATCACTAGTATCACCACTACCTATTAAATGTTTAAAAAATGGGACGTGTTTACGTAAATTTGTATCGTATACTCCCCAAGCATTTTCTGGTGTGAGTGTTATTGTTTTGGTTTCGTCAATATTCATACCGATAATACCAGCCTCAAAACCAGGTAACATATTGCTTCCACCTATTTGTAAACTGTACGTTGCTCCGGTAGATACCACCTTATTATCTGTTGTGTTTGTTAAAGTATAATCTATTATTATACTATCTTTATCTATTACCGCCATTTTATTTTTCTTTTTCTTCTTTTATTTCGAACCCCCCATTTGCCCCTAATTGTTCTGACCAATAACTGGAGTATTCACTTTTATAAATATCTATTGATTTCTTTTCCTCACTTGATTCTTTACCAGCTATGAACCCGTGTGGGGTTATTAAAATTTTACCATCCTCATAACCCAATCCATTTACGTGATTTTTCATGATTGTTATTTTAGTTCTAGTTGCAAATTTTACTTTTCTTTTTTCTTTCACAGCAGAA